CTCTATTTTAAATGTATAACTATTTAGTATTATTATCTATTTACGAACTTATATATATAGATTCTATTTCATAATTTTCAAAATAAAGTTAAAAAAAAAAAGTTTGCAATATAAACCATTCCCGCTCCTCCTTACCACCCACACTGTTACTATTTTATATAACAAATTGTTCTTACCACAACAATGTATAATAATGTGTAATATTATATATTACCGATATAATGATAAATGTATAAATTATTTATATAAAAACTTACCATTATATCATAACTTAACAAACATTTTTAAATTTGTTTAATTGTTATTTGTTTATTGGGGGGGGCAAATGTGCTATTTTTGGCAATATGTTTATAATATAAATTAATTAACGCAATTAATGCGTTAATGCGATTAATCTTGTTAACATATTTACAGTTTATATATTTATGATAGTAAAATATATATATAATAATAATATAATATATATATATAGTAATGACGCAAAATGACGCAGTAAATATAAAATGTTCTTTTTGTAAGTATACAACAAAAAGAAAATTTGATCTCAAAAGACACCATTACGCAAAGCATTATGATATAATATCATATATATATAATAATACTCCGAATGGTGAAAAAGTAAATGCAAATGGTGAAAAAGTACATGCAAATGGTGAAAAAGTACATGCAAATGGTGAAAAAGTACATGCAAATGGTGAAAAAGTACATGCAAATGGTGAAAAAGTACATGCAAAATTTATTTGTAAAAAATGTAATAAAATTTACAAGAGTAATAGATATTTAATAGATCATGAAAAAAAATGTAATGGTATAGATGATTTAACTTGTCCTAAATGTATGAATTCGTTCACAACAAAACAGGGAAAATCTAATCATTTAAAAAGAAATAATTGTAAACCTAGAAGTATAATATATGCCAGAAAACCGAATACACAAAATATTGAAAATATAAATACAAATATAGAAAATATAGAAAATCAGAATAATATAGAAACTCAATATAATATAGAAAACCAAAATAATAATAATATAATTATTAATAATTATGGAAATGAAAGAATGGATTATTTAAATTATGAAAAAATGTTAGAAATTTTCAAAAAAGCTTATGATATACCAACCTTATTAACAAAAGAAATACATTTTAATATTGATTTTCCAGAAAATAATAATATTATTGAAAGTAATAAAACTAATTATGCTTTAATAAAAATGAATGAAGAATTTATATATAAAAATTTAAATAATTTAGTTTTAGAACTTATAAATGATAAAGGTATATTAATGCAAAAATTTGCCATAGATAATAAAGATAATATATGTTTAAAAATGGATACACAAAGATATGAAATAATATTAGAACTTTTATTAAAATTAATATTATTAAAAGAACCGTGTGAATTATATAAAAAGCAAGTTAATAATATTATTGATTTGATTAGAAATAGTAATGAATAATAATATATATGTTAATTATAATTATTTAAAGTATAATATAATATATTATAATATAAATGGATATTTATAAAAATTTGTTAAATAATTTAATTTTTGAAAAATCTAAACTAAAATCACCAATAGAATAATGTCGTTTATTTGATATATAATAAATATAAAGAAAAATATGGAAAAATTTGAGTATTTATATATATATATATATATGTATCATGGTAATAAAGATTATAATAAGGCAATTGATATATTGAAAAATATTATTATAAAGTATAATAAGGATAGTTTATAATATGGATTTTCATTACAAACCATATATCTATCTAAAGGACATCTTCATGTAAATTTACCTTTATTAACTAATATAGTATTATTTTCTATAAGTTTACATTTTTTTATAAAACTTCGTTATGTAATTCGTGATAATTTAAATTATATTTATAATTATTATATTAAAAATGATAAGGTATGTTAATATTAGATAACATTATATATTTAAATATATATTTAATATATATTAAATATATATATATAAATGCAATTAAATATAGTAAATGATGAATATTTAAATATTATTAAAAAATATAATTATGATATTCATAATAATAAAAATAAAAATATTATTATTAATATTAATATTAATAATAATATAAAAGAACTTATAATAGAACTTATAAAATATGAAAACGATATTATTAAAAATAATAAAACATTTATCGTAAACGATGTAATATGGTATAATAATTCATTAATTAAAATATTTAATATAAAAAAAAAATGGTTAAAAATAATATATACATTAAATAAAAATGTGAAATAAGTATAAATTAAATAATTAATAAAAAAATAATATAAATTTATATATATATTATTAATACATTGTAGTATTTATAATATAAATTATTTAAAAATTTTTTTTTATCCAATTAATTTCTTCGTCATAATTATCAGATGGTTTTTCAAGAATAATTAAAGGGGTTTTTTTTAATTTATTTAAAAAATTTTTTAAATCATTTAATATAATCTTACCTTCAAATATATATTCATGTCTATCTAATAAAGATCCTTTATCTAATTTACTATTATTAAAATGTATAACAATAATATCATTATAATTATTTTTAAAACATTCGTAATATTTAATAATATCGTATCCAGCTGACCAAATATGTGCTGTATCAATACAAATTCCTAAATTTTTTTTTTCATTTATATTAAATTTATTATAAAATTTAATAAATTCTTCAGAATTAGTTAATAATTCTGTTCCAACACCAGAAGGTGTTTCAATAATTAATTTAGATTTATAATTATTTTTTTTTAAATAATCTAATATATATTTTATGGATAAATACATATTATCGAGACCAATTTCTTTTGTATTTGAAGTATATTTACCAACATGTATTATAACACCTATAGCATTTAATAATTCACATACATCTAATTCTTTTATTAATAAATTAATCCACCATCTATTTTCAATATCAATAATTCTTTTATTAATTTTATTATTTGCTAAATTAATAACATAAGAACCATGTATAATTAGTTTAAAATTATTTTCATTGCAATATTCAATAATATTATTTTTTTCAGTATTAAATTTTTCAATATTGGGCAATGAACTATTCATAGGAGAAGATACAAATATTTGTAAAGCATTACCATTATTATTTTTTATATTTTTAATTGTATTTAAAATACTAATATCTTTTTTAATATGCGCTCCTATATATTTCATATTATTTATTTTTATATATATTATAATATTATCATTTTTTTTCATTTTCAAATATACAACTATTGGAATTATAATTTTTAGGCATATATGAATTAATATTATTATTTAAATCTATAAAACATTCTCTTTGCATTCTTTTTGAATATTTAAAAACAGTTCTTGTTATTTTTTCTGGTTCTAATAAAGTTGCAATAATAGTTTGTAATGGAGCATCACCATATCTGTAATAGAATATATTACCCGATTTATCAATTTTATTAATTATATTTTTAACATCATCTCTTTTCCAAAAATTAACATTAGTAATAAAAAAATTATTATAATACATTATAGGCATATTTAATTCAAATTCATCTCTTGTATACTCATTATTATTAATTATATAATATAATTTTTTTAATTTATCAAAAATAATATTATTATTTGCAATATTTGATTTTATAAATAATGTATCTATTATATCTTTTTTATCTGGATATAATTCTATAAATAATTCTTTCATATTAAAATTACAAATACCACAATCAATATGAACAATATTAGATAAATATATATAATCTTTATCTTTTAATAATTTAAATAAATCTTCATTAATTGGTTCTTCTATAAAACTATCATCGTCTAATCTCATTATATAATCGTAATTTTCAGTATATTTAATATAATTTTTAAACCAAAAGTTACACATTAATCTATATTTTATATTTCTCCAATATGGAACAATTTGTAAATTAACAGATTTAGTTAATTTATTCTTATCAATATGTTCAGGAATTTCAAAATCCTCTTTATTAATAACTTTAAATTTAATTAAGTATCTATACTCTTCTCTAATACCTTCAATTATTTCTTTTTCATCTCTATTAGTATAATCACCTTCATGAAAAATAATAATAGGATATTTATATGTTTTATTAAAATTTCTAAATAAAAAATATAAAGAAGTTTTAAGATAAACTTTGCGTTCAATAGTATTTTGTGTTAATATAAAAATAGCAGCGTTAATAGACATTATAATAATAATAATTATATATAAATTCTTATATATTTAATTGTTTTTGATATTCTTCAATTGTTTTATTTTTTTCATTTAACATATCTTGCAATACTTTCATTCTATCACTTTTATCAATTTCACATTTATTTAAATCATTTTTAGCATCCTCTGCTTCTAATAATATAGTAGCTATTTTATTAATATAATGATTATTATATTTAATAAATATATCTATATCATTGGAATTAAAAACTCTATCATAAAATGCAAAACAATGTAATTCCATATCTAAATGACCTTGTTTATTAATAATAAATGGATTAGATCCTAATTTTAAATTTTTATTAGTATATATAAAATCTTTCCATATATTATTAATTATAATTTTTATATCTTTACCATCATATACAATACCCAATAATATATTTTTTTGAAATATTAAATTTTTATCAATTTCCCATTCATCATCTATATCGCCAAATTTTAATATTAAAATATATTTATCACATTTATTTTCATTTTCTTTTATTTTTAATGATATAACACTTGGTTTGTGTTCAGATTCTCCATCTATTTTATCTGATCTTAAAACCTCAGAAGTTTGTAAAATTAATTCAAATATAGTATTTTGTAAATTTTTCTTTAAATTATTTATTTTTGTAATAAAAAATATACTAAATGGTTTAAGTATATAATTTTCATCTTTTGTAAATTCAATACCAATTGGTCCAGATAATTCTACATTATTAATATTAATTGATTTAATTATATTATCATAAATTACTTCTTTAACTTGATTACTTAAATTAAACCATAAATTTTTATTATAAGTATCCATTGATGGTATTAAATTATTAGTATTTATTTCATCATACCATTTTAAATTTGCGTTATATATTTTTGGAATTATATTATTATAAGTATTTATTAATATAATAATATCAGATCTGTGTGGAAGATTAGCAAAATCTATATCGGTATTATAAATATTTGAAGGTAAATATTTAGTATAACATTCCATTGGTGAACTTTTATATAAATCTAGTATTTCAGAATTTTGTAAACATAAATCAGATAGTTTATCTTCAGTAATTGTAACTGTTGTTTTAAAAGTATTACTATTACTAACTATATCAGTAGCACTATCAGTACCAGTAGCTTCAGTAGCACTATCAGTACCAGTAGCAATAATAGGAGTTGTAAGTGGGGGTATACTTATATCTTCGTAATCTTGAAAATTTTCTTTTTTACTTATAAAAAAATTATTAAGTATTATTACACTTAATGTAATAAATAATCCTAATAAAAAAGCTAATATCAATATTAATTTATTATTCATTATTACTTACTCTCTATATTATAAATATTAAATTAA